CACCAGCCCCACCGCCGCCTATTGTAATTGTTACGGATTCTCCAGGTGTGCAAGAGGCAAAGCGTTTGTAATATGCGCCACCGCCACCGCCGCCAGCACAAAAACCAGCGGAAGCCGAAGCTCCACCGCCGCCGCCACCAGCACCAGCAATTTCTACTTCTACGCCATAAACTCCCGCTGGAACTGTCCAGGTAGTTGATCCTGTAAATTCTTGAATTTTCCACACTCTTACATTTGGATAAACTGATTGACTCATTAGGAGATTTCCGTTCCGAAAGCGTTAAATGAAAGATTTGCAGATGAAGCATAAACTCGCAATTTGTCTGTTGTTGCCATAGTAATTCCGAGAGTTAAAGTAATAAAACCTGATCCTGGAATTGTTGCATCATAAATTAAATAATCTTTATTAGCTAAGGCTGCGCCAGCAAGAGATTGTGAAACTCTGAAAGTGGCATCAGTAGCAGCTCGATTAGCAATGGTCATAGTCGAAACGATAGCCGAAGTAGCCGCTGGAACGGTATAGAGATCCGTTGAAGTTGTTGCTGCTGGTGCAGCTTGTCCAAGGGTTTTATAGGTTGTTGTTGCCATTGATTATGCTCCCATGAGTAGGAATGGATGAGGAATTGCAGCTTGAAAATTTTCAATTTTATTCACTGTTGTATCGATTGCATTGCCAAGGGTTCGCATAGCCAATGCGCCATCTTTGACATAAGCGGTATTATCCGGCTCAGTCCATCCATAATTTGTACTAGTTGCCATTTAAGCCCCTCATTCGTATGTAGTCCATTGTACAGCAGCATCAACAGCTGCCCAAGTAGTTGCCGCTGATACATCCTGCCAGCGAGTCGGAGTGATGCTATATGTGTAATCAGTCGTGTTGAGAGTCATAACCATCTGAAACTGATTGATGGAAAATGAATAGCCTTCAACCATGCCCTTGTAGGTGGTGTTCTTAATAGGAATTGGCAGGGTAGTAATCTGAATTGGCTTACCCATAGCCATTGAAATGAACTTATCCTTATTAGCATCGCTGACATTTGGAGAATCGATAGGAATAGTAAAACTTGAAAGAGAAGTCCGTGGATAGGCTCTGAGAGCAATATATCTATCTACTTGAACTTGAGCATCGGCTAAGTTGTGAAGTTCAGTTGTAACAGATCCAGCAACCTTGCCATATGTAGCCTGCGAAGTCGTATCATCGCTAGTTACATTTCCAGCACGATATGAAAGAGAAATTGAGTTCATGATATCCGCAAGGGTTTTTTCGCTAGATACTGAGTTCCAGAGAATATAATTATTGGGAATGGTCAAATAACCATTATCGCGTTGATCTATAAAACGGCGTGATTCATTGGCAAAACCGACTGAACCTGTGGCTGTTTCATAGATATAGCCATCAGCTTGTTGAGCGTAATCGGCGGCTATTGTGTAAGCATCTTTGGTATTGCCATCTCGAATTTGGAACTCATAGATTGAAGGCGTATCTACTGTGTCAATGGTTACGCCAGCCTCAGTAAAGATTCTAGTCATTCGGTCAGTATCGAACTCTTTCGGATAGGCAGAGCCACCAATGAGTTTTCTAGACATTTGGGCAAAAGTTCCCACAGCTGTAATTGTCTGAATCGCCGAAGTTGCTATGACTCCAGAACCAGCAATGGCATTTGAAGTCGAAGTAATTTTGCCTGTGAAAACTGTTACATCGCTGCCAGCACTATTCTTGACCTTGATTGCAACAGTTTGGTTCATATCGAATCCATAGTCGGTATTCGTATTGTTTAAGATTGAGATTCTGGCATAGGAAGCGCGAGCCTGTTCCCAGACACTTGTTCTGCCATAACTTATCTGAACATCATGGAGCGTGATTGACTTTCGGTCAGTTCCATTGATGGTGATAGTCGGTTGTGGTGTCCAACCCATTAAGCCCCCACAAGTAATGAAGCGCCAATGCGGTTGAATGAGCCGCTGAGAGTTGCTTCCTTATTTAGAAGGTTAGCAATTTGGCGAGCAGTAGAAATTGGATCAACAGCGCCATTGACTGTGATATTTACTGTGTTGCCGCCACCGGATGAAATTTTGTTGTTAGGGATGATTGAGCCATTAGATCCGGCTGTGAATAATTCTGGGCCTTGTTCTCCAACCAAATAAGTTGTTCCAGCGGTTACTGCCCCACCTGATGCTTTGCCCCCACCAAATGCTCCACCAACAAATCTGGCAACCGATGAACCTAAAGAGATCAAAGTCTGGAATGCAGAGATAACTTTACCAACAATTCCTAAGATAATACCAAGAGCAGTTCCTAATGCTTCGATTGCTAACTTCATGGCTCCGCCGAAGAATGGTGCAACATATTCCTTCATGAACTTAAATAGGGCTTCAAATGAATCCTTGTTATCTGAAACCGCATCTTTAATTTTATCGAATGCGTATCTTAAGCCTTCAAAAATAGGAATTGCAATGCTTTTAACAATATCAATAAAATTCTTAATGGCAGCGGAAATGCCTTCTTTGCCGCCAATTCCTTCAATAAACGATTGAACGGCTGGAACTACATCTTTGACGATTGTGTTAATCATTGGGGTAATGGCATCGAGAATAAATCCACCGATGGTTTCCTTACCCTCTTGGAATGCAACACTTAAACGATCCATTTTTCCTTGGAAAGTTTCAGCTTGTTTTGTTGCTTGATTCTCAAAAGTTCTACTTAATGACTGAGTAACTTCATCAAAAGTCATTGTCTTGAGAGTTGCTTTATCAATTCCAGTTCCTAATTTGCCCAGCGCAGTAGTGCTGCCATCATGGGCTTTAGCAAGAGCATTGGTTACAGTTTCGAGTGATTTGCCTGTTCCGGCAGCAATGTCTAAGGCAAGAGTTTGGAGTTTCTGAGCTTCTTCAACATCTTTTGTTGAACGAACTAAGCGATCTAAGGATGGGCGTAATTCATTATCGGTTACGCCATAGGCAAGTTCAGTCTTGAGGATATAAGCCTCAGTTGAGGCTATTTGGGCATCAGTAGCCCCTGTAACATTCTTTAGGCTTGTGGCTAGGCGTAATTGTGCAGCTTCATCTTCTATCGCCGCTTTGACCCCATCAACGGCTAATTTGCCCGCATAGGCAACTGCAGCAGCGCCAGCAGCGGCAAATGCCAGTCCTGCCATCTTTCCAAATTTTGTAATCTTATCGCCGAAGGTGGAAACTTCATCGGCACCTTTATTAAGGCTGGCCGATAGATCCTTAACTTCACCAAGGATGGCTAACTTTAGCGTTCTTGAATCAGATGCCATTGTTGAACTCCTTTAGGATGGTTGAGAATGCATTTTGCCATTCTGAAATTATATGAGGCTGGGCAGCCTTTAATGATGGAAATATGAAATAACCTTTATTGCCTCTACCTAGTGATGGAGTTCTATTTGGGAATTGTTTGAATCGATTAGATCCGAATTCCATTCCACCCCATAAGGATTTGGTAGTTCCACCACCGGAAAACTTTTGAGAAGCAAAACCAATGCTAATTTCACCAACCTTTGAAGTCTTTGAAACTTTGGCATTATTGGCAACGCGAGTGGCAACCTTTGTTGCGATTGTGCGAGTTCCGGCAGCTTCTTGAATCTTTCCAAGAGCGTAATCCGCTAATGCGCCAGATACTTCTTTTGCCTTGGCAATAGCGGTGTCATCCATTGCCTTGAATGCTTTGATAACAGAACGGATTTCAGCCCGGTTATAGGCATCAACCTCTTGCTGATTCATTCTGCTCCTCTAGTATTTCGATTGCCGTCAAAATATCTTCCGCTGTTCTCCAATAATCCATTGGGATCTTGGTTGCGATGGCTAACTCGACTAGGAGTCGGCTGATACTTCCTCGGCTATGACTTTTGGGAGATCATCTCCAACCTCGATATTCACAATGCTTTCCATCCAAATATCAAGAGATTTTGTTGGTTTCCCACCAGCTTCTCGTTTATATGCACTATGAGCAACGAACAATATGTCCCACATTCCAGCGAACTCTGAAATGGACTTTTTTGTTGTCATTTCCCATTTTGCAAAATCAGGCGGATAGGCCACATAAGCGGCCTCATCCCCTGACTGATATTTGATTTTGATTGTTTTTTTCATCTTTGCTCCCGTTAGTTAGATTATGAGATTGTTAGAGTT